TAGTCGTTCCGTTGTACCCCTCGCCAGTCGTTACAAGGGTGTTGTAGGCTTCCAAATCTGCCTTTGTTGTGCTTGTGTAGTACGCCATTAGTAGATTGAATAAAAGTCGTTAATGTTCGTTTCAATGCCCGTGCGGTTGGTGCTTTGGTTTACATCATATACAATTAATTCATAAATAGAGCCTACCCATCCGTAAGAAGAACTTACTGGTGAACCAATTCCCCTTGCACCACCAATTGTTATTCCATTTGCTCCATTATATCCCGCATTTGAATTTGCAGTGCTTCCATTATATCCCGCATTTGAATTTGAACCATTAAATAGCCCGTAATGAATAGCACTACCATTTATGGCTGGATTTTTATATACTAATAACCCCCCAGCGCCAATAGCATAAGCATTTGAGTTCACTTGAATTGCTAATCCAGCAGATACAGTAGAGTCCCTATTATCTGTAAGTTGTTGTGTATTATCGCTGACATCGTAAGCCGTTGCTACTCCAAACATTGTAAATGGTTGAGTTAATGAAAACTCTTGAGTTTGTAATCTAACAGAACTTGAGACCGATGTTGCGTTAATCAAAATGCTCGGTTTTCCACCATCCAGGATAGTAGACCCACTTGAAACGATTTGAGGTTGAGCCGATGCAGTCGTTTGCGTTGCATTATTCCCATTCCCACTTTGGTCGTACCAAGTCGTTACAAAGGCATCCGTACCACTCGCAAAAGTCTCAAGCGTTGCCGTATCCAATTCATTATTGCTGAACGCTATATCTTGCTCGGCATTGTCCGATGCTCTACGAACTTTGATAGCGTTGCCCGAATAGGTGTTATCCAACAAGCGCAAAGAGTATGCTGCCGCCGCTCCGCTATAGTCATTAAGTAACCCTGTGTATGCTGGTGGCTTAATAGGATTAAGCACCTTCAAGTCGGCCTTCAAGCAAGACATACTCTCTACTGTACCGCCATCAGCCTCTACTCTATCTTTAAAAGCAGCAGCAACAACAGCATAGTACGGTCTTAATGAACCACCAGTAAGTAATGATAACCCTAAACCTAACATAACTTACCCTTGTGCTTCTCTATACGCTAGGATCTTGCCGGAAGCCACAGTAATAGATGTGAATCGGCTGTATACTGTTACGCCTGCAGGAACAACCACGGAAGTCAAACTATCACCTACCTCTGCGGTAGCAGTAATAGTTGCATCCTCCAATGCTGTAATAGCAATGTAGGTGTCCGTATCTATCGTTCCTGTAGTGACATAATCAAATCCCGATTGTCCAAATGACTGTAGGTTTGCATCACCTTGTCTAAATAATTTTCCCATTTTTTTTATCTTTTTACAAAGGTACTAAATCATTGATTGCTAAATATTTCTTGTAGGGCGTCTCCTTGATCAGCAAGCTCTCCTCGCTTCCCTTGACGTTGAGCGATCAGTTTACTTTGTTCAACGGCTTGCTTTTCTACGCGCTCATCTTTCCGGTCTTCCTTCATTCCCTCAAGGTTTTGCTTGAAGGAGTTCCCACCTTGTGTTTGCGCCAATACAATTTGAGACTTCATTGCTTGAATCTCTTTGTCGTATTGATGTTGAAGTTGCATCATCTGCGCTTTTATCTTCGCTTCGATTTGCATCTTTTGAATCTCAAACTCCGACTCCATTTGCTTCTTCTGCATCTCCAGTTGTGTAGACTGTTGTTGCGTTTGAGCATTGGCTTGTGCTTGTGCTTGGATATTTTGCATCTGCGCCTGTTGCTTTTGCTTTAGGCGTTTCTTTCTTCGTAGGATCAGTAAGCGTTCTGCCTGATCGATGTCGCGAAGGTTACGGATGGCGATGGCATCTTCAAGGTCGATCTCTTGTTGACTCAACGCTATTTGGATGTTTTGCTCCATATATTGTCTGTCGAGGTCGTCCATGGCAGATACTATGCGTACCCCGAAGTTATACATGGGCAGTTCCTTGAAACTGTTAAGGATGCTCATGTTGGTCTCTCCAATGGCGTTGGCATAGATTCTATACAACACACTTTCTTCCGGGATAATTTGTAGACATTTAACGACGTCTTCAGACACACGCTTGTAGAGCAGTTGTGCTGCATGGGTGATGTCGTAGATGGCGTTGTTCCCGGCTTGAAGTTGTTGTTGACGCACGCCTACGAGTTGGTCTCCTTTAGGTGATGTTCCATCCATCACTTCATTGATTCCTGTAGCATCACGAATCATTCGTAGGTTATGGTTGTAGATACCTATGAGTTCATTGATGTTGCGGATGCTGTTGTCGATAGCTCGTACCGGTGGGTTTTGGAATCCACCTTCCGGGTTTTTCGATCGGTAGTAGAAGACCCCGGTTTGTTCGTAGATGTCTTGAAGTTCTAGCGGCTGTAGTTCCCCTCCTTTTCCGAGTTGTACATTCTCTAGTCCTTCGATGTCTATGATTAGGCCATCGGGTTTTGCTTTGGCGATGGCTTGTTGTAGTTTGAGGTGTGACAACTGCAACTGATCGGCGAAGCTTATGATTCCACTCACTAGGGACTTTGGCATCATGCGACGGAGGTTTGTCGAGATGACGTTGTAGGACAACCGTGTCTTTGTGATGTCGTGGATGTTCTTCGGTATATTTCTCTTTAGTCCATAGTTGAATACATACTTGGTGCCTATCACAAAGCATCCACCATATAAGGTGGTGTTGGTCATGCAGTGGGGCTGGCGGTCGTAGATACTTTCCGCGGGTGCCTTGTATTCATTCCCTTTAAAGTAGAACCCGGTATGTCCGTGGCGTGTTTCCTTTTCTTCAAAGAACATCTTATCAACGGAGAGGAATTCGAAGTCGAGGACCTCAACAAAGTATTCGTCGTATCCGTATGTTGCGCGCTGTAGGTTCTTATCGTAGTAGGAGTGTGTTAGCCTACTAGGATTGTTTTGGAACCTGTTGCGTACTGTGCGGGCAATGTTTTCGTATTGTTCTTCGGAGAACTGATCCCCGGCAAGTCTTTTTAGTTCTTGTATGGTGATGCGCTTGATGTGCCCGGCATATACCATATCGTCGAAGTTGTGGTCTTCGGTATAACTGTGTATGAAGTAGGAAGGGTCTACATACTCTTCTACAATCCCATAGTTTGGGTCGTTGTTCCTCTTGACCACGGCCATCCCATTTGTTACCAGGTCGGTGACGGCTCTTCGGTATGTGGTGTCGTGGAAGTTGTTCCAGTCCAGGGTCATCTTTGTCGCTAGTTGAGCGGCGACCTCGGCTTCTGTTTTTACGTTGGTGTCTAGGAATATCTCGGCCTCCTCGAGGCTTTCTGGTATTTCGTTGGGGTCAACATCAAGGTCCACGCCCATCTCCTTTGCTTTAAGGAGGAATTCGCGGGTCATGATTTGAGCCTTGATTTTATTTTTCTTTTTGTCTTTCTCCGAATGTGAAAGTGGGTCTACGGCCTCCACGTTTGGGTAGGGGTCGGCAGATAGAATCTTGTTTACGACGATCTTCACGAACTTCGGGATGATAGGCACGGGTGACCAGTCGAGGTTTAGGAGGGTACCGTCCCCATTGTTGGGGTCTAGGGAATTTAAGATTTGCTTGTACCTAGAGGTATCTTGCGTACCGTTTGCGTAATCGCGGTTGGTCTCAAATTCTTTTTTACGACGGTAGTATAGGGAGCCTTCATCATCCGAGCTGCCCCATTGTCCTTCTATTGCTTTTGCGTATTTTAATCCATAGGCGTTACTCCCCTTAATTTCTGGGGATGCTAGTGGATCAGGGAAACTTCCGTACCTTTCGTTTTCTTGAGGATTATCAAACATTTCGTGAGATAATAGTTAATATGCAAATATACTGATTAATAAAGCTTTAATCTACGGGGGTTAAAGTTTGTATCTTCTAAAGAATTTCTTCTCGCTAAAGTCCGCCTGTTTTTTTTCTTGTTTGACTTTTTGAGCGCCTAATAAAGCAAGTCCACTTGAAATTGTTAAATCGTATTTTGTGCGGTTATCGATCTTAAATCCTATCCAATCTTCGAGGGTCCGGGAAAAGTACATGTTCCCCATTGACCCGTCGTTGTCGTTGGTCCCCACATAGTTGTGTATGTATTCTTCTACGGCTTGAGCATGTGCTTGGATAACATCGGCGGAGTTTGATGGTATCCCCTTTGTTTTTACGTTGACCTTGGCGGATGTTGAGGTAAGGTGTTGAGGGCGGTCCATGATGTATCCGTCGTATCCGCGTTGCTCGAAATACCGTACGATGCCGTACTTGTTGTTTTCGATCAGTAGTGGGTACCCGTAGAATACGGCGCACATGAGTACATCTTCATAAAATATTTTTGCTAGTGGTGGCCTTGAGGCATACTCAACGACGAACATATTAGAAGGGCAGGCGAGGTTGAATTTATTATAAAGGTGCATCGCGCCTTTAGAGCCTCTACCATCAAGCGTAGCATCGAGGTCGTAACTATCGACCCCACCAACACCGATATGAGCATTTCCAGGTTTCTTGATACCTCGCTCGATAACCATGTTGTTTCGCATCTCGGCTGGGGGGAGCCATGAGATATGAAACCGCCCGTTAATATCAGGGGTAAATATAACCTTTGTATTTTGAACGGCGTTCTCCCACACGAAGTTTCCTCGTACGATGGGGTTTGGAAAGAGGTTGTCGTTGTGTGTTACTTGCTCATATATCTTCGTGAGGTTAAACAGTGAGCCTTGTATACTGTCTCGGAAGGCTTCATCCTCATTAAAGGGGAATTGTCGGATGACCTCGTTAAGTTCTGAATGGTCGTTCTTTAGGGATTCGCGCTCATTTTTTAGGAAGGTCTTTGCCCCGATTTCTATATCTTCTCCGTCGATTCCTTTGACGGGTTGTTCCGGGTCTTCGATTACGGGGTTGCCGTATATGTCGAAGAATCCTTCGAGTGCTTCGTATGAGGGTATAAATATCCTGTAGAGTCCTGATCTAGTCCTCCCGTTTTTATTTCTTTGGTATGGGGAGGAGTCTTGCCACAGTTCTTTGTATTCTTTCCCTCCTTTGTTCATTGGGTTTACGGTGGAACCCATTAGGCACTTACCAATTACTCTACGCCCTACGATCAGACAGGTCCTTTGTATGCGCCATGCCTCTCGTATGTCGGTAGGCTTTTCCCACTTCCCGGCCTCATCGAGGTAGAGCATGTGTAGTTTTTCCCCATCGTATGCGTTGTTGGTTGTGTTCTTCCAATTGATTATGGTGTTGAGTGCCTCTCCTTGTTGTGACGTTTTATTTTTCTTGGTGATTCTTTTCGCGGGTTCACGGAAGGCAAGTTCCATGCGTGGGTTGGTGGTACCGTCTTGTATGGGCTTAAAGAAGAATGGGTAGGACTTGAACACGGAGACGATCTTTTTCATGAAGATATTTTCTTGGGCGTCTTTCCCGGTCTTGGACTGTAGTCCTAATAGTTTTTCTTTTACTTGTGTTGCCTCATCTACTAGTGTGCAGGCGCTCATGTTGGTATATCCTGATCGGCGGCACTTGGTGTATACTTGCCCCAGTGACCTAGGGTCTACCTCACAGGCTTTTTGATGTATGAACAGTTTACGTTGAAAGTCGAGGAAGTATGGGTATCCGATATCGAGCTTGGACCATTGAAGCATCATATAGTGTCTTCCTGTGATATAGGTCGGTGTGCCGTTATTCATGAACCATACCCCATTGTTTCTACGCTGAAATTCTTGTTGTATGTACGGCAGGTACCTCGCTCTAAATTCTTTAGGCATCTCTAGCCATTCGTCCATCGATCTTATCCTGGACATTTCTTGGGGCATGGATATCCTTCTCCAACACTGTTCCTTTTTAGGGAGGTCGGAAAACAAAATAGTTCCCGTATTGGGAACTTTGGGCAGTTGTATGTATAGACCGGCGAGTTCTATGATTTCACCTTCGGTGTCGTCTGTGCAGATATTAATTACCGAATCATCATAGCCTTCAACTTCTTTTAGTTTAGCCATTTAATTATTTTTTCGTGCTCTACATTAAATTAACATTCAAATGAAAAAGATATTTACACTTCTCGTTGGTCTATTGTTGTGTGCTTGTGCTTCGTCAGATGCTTATGTGATGCAAAATTGCACCATCTCCGATTGTGAAATCACATCTGTTCATCATCATGTGTGGTAGAATCTTCCAAGTGTTTTAGGATCAGTTCATACTTTAGTGTCCTTCTGTCGTATATATTAGGTACACTCATGTATATTATCTGCTTGCATTGCTTGATGGCATATTGCAGGCTCCCACTTTTTCTGATGAGGCTTATTGCTTGTTGTTTTGTCGACATCATTTCACTAGCATTCTATCAATTTTTTCTGGGTCGAATTTACGAATTCGCTGTAGTCTTTCGTTTTCTATTTCCCGGGCTTTAGCGTATTCTTCGGGTGTGCTGTCTAGACCGAGGTTTGTAAACATCTTTGCGTTGCGTTGCAGTACGCAGTCGATCACTTGTTTTGCTTGGGGATTTGTTGTGTAGCTCATGTCTTAATCTTTTTCTATTCCGTATTCTTCAAGGTCTCTATAACATAGGTTGACCATGTGTAGAGCCTGATCGTAATCTTCGTAGTAGTGGTTGCCTACTTTCCACAATAGTATTGGCTTCATTTTTTCTTTTTATTAATTTCTTTTATATGATAAGCAATAAGCCAAAGAGGGACAGATACATTAAGAAGTAAAATAAATACCGTTGTGTCGCTCATTTCTCTTTGGTGTTAAATGTTATTTCATTATGATGTGAAATCCTTTTTTCATCTCTCTTTGGTGTTAAAGGTTCTATTAAAGACACAAAACCCTATCGTTTTGTATGATTATTGGTTATATGTCTCCGCATTTATAATTTGTCAGTTGCTATTATGTCTATACCAAATGCTTTTGCATATTGTAAAAGACCATCAAACACAAAGTTTGTCTTGCCTTGCTCTATTTTCCTTACAACAGTAAGTGCTATACCTAACCTATCAGCAAATTGTTCTTGAGTTAATCCTGCCAATCTTCTTTTTTCTTTTAGGTACGAACCAAGAGTAACAGACTCTTGAGACAAAACAAAATAACTTCCGCTTACAACTTTATTGAAAAGGCTGTGTCCCAGTTCTTCAAAGTGTTTAATCCATTTTGTCTCTGCGGCACGGATATCAAGAATGTCTTTCTCAAGTATTTGAACTATCGGTTCATAGCTTAAAGAGTTGTACCATTCCTTCAAACCTTCATTATGAGACATTCTATGTTGATAAGGTCTGACTAAATCTTTAGTTTGAGACATACCTACATAAACAACATTTAGTTCATTGTCTGATAAAGCATAGATATAGTTTGTCATAAGTAATTAGTTTTAATTGTAAGGTTTTACCCTTACTTTGTGCACTACATTGTAAGGTTTTACCCTTACTTTGTGAAAATTTAAGGTTCATCGTTGTGAGGATTTGCGATTCGCGAATTACGAATGTGTACCACTTTGGTACGCATTACTCTTCTCTATGTTCTTCTATCACCCATTTCAGTTGAGCGAGTTCTTGTGTTGTTAGGGTGTTAATCATCTCGACCCTTTCTTGTAGTGCGGAAAACAACTCACTGGTTTGTGGGTCGGCATCAACTGTCCCTAGGGGTTTTCTGATCATGAACTCGATTTTCTTTTCGAGGTTGTTCATGAGTTTTTTGATGTCGTGTTTGTACAGTGCGGTCCCTTTGAAGTCGTCCATGGCATCGAGTGATGCTTGGTAGAGGACGAGTAGTTTCACGGCGTTTTGGAATACTTTGAATTCTTTCTCTTTTGACATAGTATTTAATTTAATTGGTTAGCATTCGTGAGCGCATGCTTCGGTGCATGCTTCGCAGCAGTCGCATAGTGTCTCTATGTCTTGCTCGTGCTTTTCTCTATATGGGCATGAGTGTTTAAATTCGGTAGACCCGCAACTACACATCCCGGTTGTTATCTTGTATGTCATAATCGTCCCAATATAGGAAGATGTATCGAGGGTCTCTACTTTGAAAACCTTTCTGCGAATCCTCCTCCGTAGTCTTTTTCTTCTGATATTTCTCCACTGCTCTTTAGGTCTTTGACCATTTGTTCTAGCCGTTGTCTTTCTATGATCAGTTCTTTACAGTCTACTGCGGTTTGTTTTATGGACTGTAGTTCGGCCTTTCGTTGTGTCCCTCCTAGATCGGGGTCTATGGGCTTACGTATTTCGCCGATCATATTCTCGATTGCTACCTCCATGCTCTTCATTAGTTTTTGGGAGGCTTCTATGGTTGTGAATTCTTTTTTAGCCATATACCAGTTCTAGATCAGATATACGCATTCTCCAGTAGGGCTTCCCTTCGATTTGAATTTCGTAGTCGGAATGTTTTGAGAATCTTACGCGGTCTCCTTTGCGGAGTCCGTTCTCGACCATTTCGGAGGTTAGGAAGGTAATGACGCCGTCGGTGGCTAGTTCTTCGTCGAAGCTCACAATTTCTAGTAGGTCGCTCTTTAGTTTTTTCTCGGGGCGTATAGGTTCTAGCAGGACCCAATTAGATAGTGGGTGTATGTTTCCTTGCTGATCCTTGTAGGCGAATGCTTGAGAGTTGATGCTGTCGGTCGGGTGGTATTTTACCTGGTATATGTCTTCCCCGTCGTATTTTATTTGTTGTGATTTTTCTACTACTACGTGGTGGTGGAAGTATATGGTGTCTCCCTTATTGAATGGGCAGTCATACTTTATGGGTGTGCTTACAACCTCCCCTTCCATAACTCTATGGGCGAACTCGTCGAACTTTGTTTCTAGGTAGAGTTCTTCGTTGTTGACATTGATGGTGTCCTTGAATCGCTTGGGTATGCGCACAAGGATTGTGGTCATTGTTTTCATTAGAAGTTTAAATTATATTCAACTATGACGGGCAGTCCTTCGATTACTTTCCAGAGCATTACTCCGTCGTCTGATGTTAAATATATTAAATATCTTCTAATATTGTGTTTTATTAAATACTTTTCATCAACAACGATATTGTCGATGGTCATCTTCCCTATAGACATTCCTGTATAGTATGCCATGGCGTCTTTTGGGTTTACGCCTACGATAATCTTTCTGATCATTTTATTTAATTTATTCTATCTATCCACCAGTCGATGGTCCCTTCATCGGGTCTGTTTTTAATTTCTTCAGCGATCATGTTGTCGAGGAAGTCCAGTCCTGTGACCATCACTTCATCGGAGGGTGCTAGTGCGTCGTAGATGGCTTCTATCTGGTTATTTTCTTTATTGTATACTCCGGCCATGGCAATGAACACCACTTCATCTTGTAATTCTAAAAGTTCTGCGGTTGCGCGCAGGGAGGAGAGTATGTCGTTGCACAGTTCTAAAAATTCTTGTTTACTACTTTGATTCTCCTCCATTTTCTTGTAGTTTAGTCGCTATAGCAAATATATTATTTTAATGAATAAGAGTGTAGAGGTTCTTTACGACTATAGGAATTTCGTTCAGGAGTTTGAGGTTACTCAAAGTCGTGAGCGTAGGAACATCATTTACAAGTATGCATATATAAATGCGTTAAAGCCTTTCTTGGGATGCAGTGATGCGGGCCATGTCATCGGGTGTAACCACGCTACCATCCTGCATGCTTGGCGCGCTCATGAGACGAACATGCGTTATTCTAGGGACCGGTTGGAGTATGCTGATATCTATGAGATGTGTGTCAACCGCATCAGTAACAGTATTGGGGATGATTGTGACCCATTGTTCTTTTACACGAAGGGTGAGGTTATACGTATGTATCGATCATTAGAAAAGAAATACGAGGGTTATGCCAAGGAGCCATATATCGAGTTCGAAGAAATTTCGGGAGTTTAGTAGGCTCCCTGATCGCTACTTGGGTCATAATGGCTTCAAGAATTCTTCTTTGGTCTACCGTAAGATGAGGGAGAAGTATGGGCTTGCCCGCCCGGAGTTAGACTTCATGCTCTTTATTTACGACCTTGAGTTCTTTACCATCGATTATATATGCCAGGCGTATGAGCAGTCAAAGAAGCAACTCCCCATCAAGGTGTTGTACCCACTTCAGCGTCGCGGCTATATCTATAAGCACTTTGACAAACTCACTTCAAAGAAGGACCCGGCGGATCAGATGTTTCATAGTGAGACCAAGTTTAACTATCGTGTGCGCTATGCCCTCTCTCAAAAGGGAAGGTTGATGGTTCAACGCTTTTACAACGAGCTATGACCTCACTAGAGATTCCACAGTCCCTAAAAGAATTTTGTTGGGACATCCTCAAAAACCACAGCCTAGGCCATAGGCATTCCTTCAACGGAAGTAAGGAGGATCAGTACATCGGATTGTTAGGGGAATACATGACCGCTCTTATTCTTGAACTCCCCGTAGAATTCATAGAGGGATTTGACGGAGGTTACGACCTCCTTTACAAAGGGTATAAGATCGACGTTAAGACCATGGGAAGAACAGTTGATCCCAAGCCTCACTATGTAAACAACTTCGTAGGATACCAAGAAGATCTAGATTGCGATATCCTCATGTTCACCTCCATAAACAAGAAGACCTCTACCTACACCTTGTGCGGATGGATATTCAAATCCGAATTCCTGGAAAAAGCAAAATACTTCCCCATAGGAGCAAAAAGAAAAAGAGACGATGGATCAGAACTTACCGTTCAAGCTCCACTCTACGAAATAACCAATAACCAATTAAGAACAGTTCAAACAAACAATATCAAGTCTCCAGACTCAACATCATCCCAGAACTCACAGTAGCATTGCTCCTGATCCGTGCAATCACACATGATTAACCCCCCATTAAAAATTAGACATAGTATCCCCTAATTCAACTTCAAATCAAGATTGCAATCTACATTCTTGATGTATGCGGTTGCCCCTCAAAGGCAAACCGCCTATCTCTCGATCTAGAAGATAAGCAAAGTTACAACTTATTTTTGATTAAATCAAGTCCCAAATGAGACAAAGTTTAAAGGCAACTGCCCCATAAAACCTAAAGGAACAGTTTAACACAAGGAGGGAAAACCCTTGAAAACCAATGAGTTACACCACAAAGTTAAAGGATCACTTTAAGCCAAAAAAACAACCTGGAAATATAGAGCGTGGGGATTATACGCTATATGACAGCGTGAGCGAGAGAGAACCAAAACGATAATCCAAACCCACCCCCCAACCCGGACCAACCAAATCCGAAAAACATTTGGCGTTTTACCTCAACCTCCTCAAGATCAGAGAACTAAACCCACATACCTACACCATCAAGTTAAACATCAAGACCTAATCGATTGCTAACGAGACAATTGCGCGACTCGCGTTCGCAACCCTAGATGGTTGACAATCCACCCCCCGGATTTCGTACGCTCATCATGTTAACTAAATAGATACCACATGTTTACCTATCCTTACTTCTAGACTGTATTTAGGTACCAGGCCTTATTGTGTTGATTATTAGTCGTTTACCCATTTCAATTCTCCTTGGGTAATTGTCCTTGTTTTTTCTTTGTCTTTTATCCTAGGTATGCTATCTTAATGGTGTACCAATCGGTACGATGTTCTTTGACATATGGGCATTTTTCTAACCACCTATGAAGGGGTCTCCTTCATGGGCTAAATCTTTATTTATTATGAGACATTTAAATTTGTCAACGATGATTGAATCATCACTCGAAACCTACCAACATGTGGTAGCGGAAATCGCAAAAGAGATTGTGAAG